CATTATCTGGTGCTGGCGGCTCTGGAATTGTAGTTATACGCTATAAAACTAGTTCTGTTTAGTATCTTCAATTATAACAATTGATTCTAAAGGATAGTAGGGTAATTCTATCTCTTGCTTAGAGTTATATACTGTTTGATATAAGTACATTTTCTTAGACATAGTATCGTTAGCATATCGAAACGATATTGCACGATCATCCCAGTACTTTCCGTCTATAGTACGATACACATAAGGATACCTAGAACATCTTGAAACTGCTTGGTTACTTTTGCTCTCAAGGTCAACTTCGGGGAAGTCGTTCTCAGTAATAGCAGCAATAGGAAGATTATCAACTAAGCGTGGTAGAAAATTTAATAATTTTTTTATAGTGTCGGTGTCGTTCTTGCATAAGTCTGACAGATCTTCTAACAAAGTTAATGCATTTTTACTAAAATTAGTTTCATTAAAACCTAATAGTTCTAATTCTTTTTGTGCATAGTTATGTAAGTGTTTTTTAAAATTAGACATTTTATATTTCTCCAATCTATTACTAACTTAATTATCAAAAATTTTTGCATATTTTTAAAATCTGAAATCATTTAAACATTAATAATATGCTATAAATAAAATAAGTATAGGAAAGATTTATATGACTAATAGACCATCGAACGTATTTGTAAGTACAGAACTTAAAGATAAAAGGTACGAAATTTGTAAAAAATGTGAGCATTTTATAAAGGCTTTTAAAGGATGCAAGAAATGCGGCTGCTTAATACCGGCTAAAATTCAGTTTACAGTGAATACTTGTCCGATTAATAATTGGTAAAGATAACGCTAAATATATAAGTTAAGGAGATAAACGTGGCATCATCACCAATTGTAGATAGAATCAGAATAATACCAAGACCCAACGATTTTTTAGATCGTAACGTAGGTTCTAGCGGTGAAGTATTCTTTAACAAAGTAACTAATAGTTTAAGAGTATACAGCGGCAAAGATATTGCAGGATTTGAAATTGCTAGAGCTGATTTGAACAATGTTACTGGTGAAAATTTACTTTCTAAATTAACAATTACAAATGACGATATAAGCTGGATAGCATATGCTGACCTTGAGAGTTTACCTAGTGCTACAGACAATCACGGAATGTTTGCACACGTACACGGTACAGGTAAAGCATACTATGCACACGCAGGAAATTGGGTACAACTTGCTGATCAATCTGATATTAATACTACAGCAGACATATCGGAGTTAACAGATACAACAAATTTAATACCTGCAGACTTATCTAATTTAACAGATACAACAAATTTAATACCTGCTACGCTAACTGACCTAGGAATTACCGATGGTGATTCGACACAAATTTTAACTACAGACGGTGCTGGAAACTTTACATTTGAAGATGCGCCTGAAACAGGTTCGACACAGAACTTATTTGCTACAATTACAAGTGATGACGGATCAACAACAGCTGATGCTGTAACAGATACATTAAGTATATTAGGCGGTACAAACATAGCAACTGCTATTGCTACAGACTCAGACGATGTAACAATTAATATGAGTACATTTAGTATTGACTTTTTAAGCGATGTTGACACTACAACAAGTGCGCCAACTTCTGGACAAGTATTAAAGTGGGACGGTGCTAAATGGGCACCAGGTTCTGATGCTACGACTGGAGGCGGTGGAACAGATGCTGATACACTTGACGGATTCGACGGAACATATTATTTAGACTGGGGCAACGTTACTAACAAACCTAGTATACTTACACTGGCAAGTTTAAGTGTTGGTAACGAACTTACAGCCTCGGGCGATGGCGCTATATCATACGATGATACTACAGGAGTGTTCCGTTATACTCCACCTGACTTGAGTTCATATCTAACTAGTATAACATTTGATGATTTAACAACTACTCCGACCACGTTAGCAGGTTACGGAATTAATGATGCATTACCGTCTAGCACTTCTATACCAACAGTGTTAACTGATCTAAGTATTAGTGACGGAACAAACGGACAAGTTTTAACAACAGACGGTAGTGGCGGATTCACATTCACAACAATAAGTGGCGGAAGCGGTGGTGACTATAGTGACTCAGATGTTAATGCACATCTTAATACAACTAGTGCAGCATCAAGTGAAGTATTAAGCTGGACAGGAAGTGATTTTGACTGGGTAGCACAATCAGGCGAAACAAATCAAAACGCATTTAGTAATGTTTCAGTTAGTGGACAAACTAATGTTACTGCTGATAATTCTACTGATACGTTAACTTTTGCAGCCAGCACAGGAATTAGTTTATCTACTTCTGGAAATACTGTAACTATTGCAAGTACAGTTAGTGCAGGTGCTAGTAATTTTGACGACCTAGGAGATGTTACAACAGCCGGTTTAAGAATAGATCAAATTTACGAACCTGCCATAGCAATGCTTAGAGTAGATAATGTTGGAACAGGGTCTTACACATTTCCTAGTCATTATACAGGAAATAATCCTACTATCTACGCTATAAGCGGAACTACTATAGCATTTGATTTAGATAATATTTCAGGACATCCATTTGAAATACAAGATAATACTCTTACAGCATTAACTAGTAATTTGGTACACGTTACATCAACTGGAACTGTAAGTACAAATAGCGCAGCGCAAGGAAAGTCTAGTGGAACATTATATTGGAGAATACCAGAAGGCTCACCTGGTACATACGTATATCAATGTACTAGTCACGCAAGTATGTTTGGATCTATTACAGTTAAAGATCTTTCGAATATTTAATTATTTTATCTAGCTGTTGTCTTAGCACAATACTACGTTCTACATTTTCTCTAACTTTAGTCGGATCAATTGATTTATTAATTGCATCGTGTGTAGCATCAATATAACTATATTCGTTAGATAGTTTATTTAAAATATCTTTGCATTTTTCTTTAGCACGTTCATTAGTAATTTGATCAATGTCTCTTTTATATTTCTTAAGGTCTTTTTTAAATTCTTTAGATTGGCTTATTTTTAACATTAATTTAACCTATAATAATCGTCTGGATCATTGCTATTACTAGTTTCTGCCATAGCACTGTTATCAGCTAAACTTTTTAGTGTAACAGGCAATAGTGCAGGCACTTCAAAAATACTACCTTCTGGAAGTTCTTTAGAATATGCTTTACCGTCTTTAGAATCAACCCATTGTACTTCAAACTTCCCAGCATTTACAAACCAACTTTTGTGTCGACTTTTGTGGAAATGTAATCGAGTTTGTTTGCCTTCTTCTTCAAAAACTAATATTTTACTACAATAATGTTCGTTGTCAGTCCAAACAACTTCGTAACCGTAGTCTGTTTGTTTTATATTATCTGTCATCTATTCCTCTAATAAATCTATTACTTGAAACACAGTTTCTAATTTAGCAAGATTAGTTTTATTTTGTAGTGTATTACGTAGTCCTTGATGCAACGTCTTTGGCCATTTACCAAAACTAGTCCAAGCATATCCATCGTGTTCGTTATTTAGATTAGGCAAAAATTCTTTTTTTATAACAACAAGATATGTATGAAAATTAAATTTTTCATCATTAGATACAAATGTTTCTAAAGGTATAGTTTTTACAAACTTAGGTAAGTCGCCAACTTCTTCTTGTATCTCACGGGTTAATCCTTCAAATGGCGATTCACCTAATTCGGTACCGCCACCTACAAGTCCCCAAGTACCAGAAGTTTTACCATTAGCACGGTGTAAAAACAAAAATCTTTTTGTGTCTAGTGCATAGAAAAGCGCACCACTACAAACTATCTTACTCATACTAGTAATTAGCCAGATAAGTTAATTGACCAGTCACCTTTGGCATACTCTCCATCAACACTTAGTAACCACTGATCACCGTCCCAGTAATATTGTACGCCTGTGTTAAGATTTGTAGTATATAGTTTTGTAATAGTTGTGTCATTATAGGGCAAATAGTCTTTACTTGCATCAAATATAATATTCCATTTAGATCCGTCATATTCAATTATATCATTTGCGCCTGCAACAAAGTCTGTGTTATCAGCATTCTTCCAAGCATCAGCTCCGTCGGTATTTGTAGTACTACCAATAGCACCGAGTAATAATAAACGCACACCTGCTTTTGAAGTATCTGATTGAGGATCATAACGTAACGGATCAATTATATAATCAATGCTAGAATATTGATTTGTGTCTCTAGCAGGACCTTGTATAGTATTATTGCTAGGTAATGTATCTCTATCAAAATCAATAACTAGTTGTGTTTCGTCCAATGGATTAAGAGTAATTCTTCCGGCAATTAATCCATTTACATCTGGTTTTCTTAAATAGATAATACTTAAACCAGGTTGATATTTTCCTGGAAGTGCATCAATATAAGTTGACCATTTTGCATCACCTGGTAATCCATTTGTAAGTATCGAAGCATTACCGTTCATTAGTAGTATACGTTCTTGCAACGGATTATCAACTATAGCTTTTGAATGACGTGTAACTTGACTAGATATTTCAAGTTCACCGTTGCCGTCATTTGGAAATACTCCGGAATCTACTACATTATCATTACCTTCTACTCTAGACGAAGTGTGTCCTCCGATACTGAATAGATTAGTACCTTCTAACATTGATTCAAAGTCAACGTATCCGTCGCCGTCAAATATGCTAGTAACAATATCAGTAATAACGCCAAGACGTTTTATTTTAGCTGGTGCGCTAATATATATAGGAGTTGAAAATGTTAAACTAGCAACATCAATTTCGCTTTCGGTTCCTATAGGAATAGATCTACTACTAAAATTAATACTGTCTAACATTACAGTTGTTAAGCTAGTCCAATCAAGATAGTTATCTGTAGTTTGTATTTCTAAACTAGGATTAAACAGCATTAATATTTGCTCCATAATCTGTAGTTTCATTGTTGTGTTAGTAGTCCATATGTCAACATTAACTGTTAGTTTATAAGGACTTGGCATTAAACGTTCGACTGTATAATTACGTCCTTGAAAATCTTCGTATTCTTTTCCTGCTTCGTCGTAAGCACGTTCTCTAACGTGTCTTTTACCTACAAAACTAGAATCACTAGTTCGGTCACGATCTATTTCTAGTGCAGTAATATATACTGCCATACGCGGCGCACTTGGTATTTTGTTTTCAGAATTGTCTCTTAATATCGATCCTACTTGTCTAGTAATATCGCCGTACATAACCGGAACTTTAACCTCAGTACCGTCACCTGTTTTATACCCAAAATTACTCATTAAGCGCATAATTTGCACAAGGTATTTTCTTATTTGTCCGTCATAAAAATGTTGCATTAATTATCCGCCTGTGGTCGTAGCGCCTGTGATATCGATTGTCGCTGCTGTGTTCGTGTATTATGTAAGGTTAATGTATATAGTCCTTCGTATTTAACAGCATTTGCAGGCAACGTAATTTTTACAAATTGCGTACTGCCGTCTGATCCTGTATACGATGATAGCATATTAGTATTTGATGCAGTGTCATAGTTTAATACAAACCTTCCATCCTGTGCAAGGCTATCAGTAAATTCTAATTGAATATATTTTGCAGTCATATATGCAATTTCGGTTTCAAGTTCTGTTGCACCAACATTTAATCTTATAAAGTCAGTTGCTATTGGAGTATTATACAAGTAGGTGTTTACGTCATTAACGAATGATCCACGTAATGTATTTGGAGTGTCATTATTCAATGGAGCTCTCTTAACATCGTGTACCTTAAGCCAACGCTTACCGTCCCATCGAAACATACGCTGCGGTAAAAAGTCTGTACGTAAAAAGTAATCACCTTCTGTACTACCTAATGGAAAACTAATACCACTTGAAAAATTACTACCATTAGGGGCAAATTCGTCACCAATTAATAAACCATTATAACCGTGCGATGTAGGAGTTGCTTTATCAGTAATAGTACTACCGTCGGCATCAACTTGCTGTAATTTTGCTCTACCTGTAGTTTCGTCTGCGGCTAATGTATAAAAATTACTATCGACATCATACCCACTTTTAGGAGTATTTGCTTCTGCTTCGGACACTACTGCATTATTAACTTGCATCTCTGCTTCAAAAGTACTTAATATATCACGTAATGTTCCATCTTCAGGATAGTCTTCACTTGCTGGTAAGTCGAGTATATCTTTGTATTCTTGACTATCTACTATTTGTTTTAATTTAAGTCTATATAAGTGTGGATACCAAGTTGGTGAAAAGCCTTCTGCGGCTCTATTAATATCTTCAATAACATAAAAACGTTTTAGTGCTACACTAAAATCATTCATTGCATATTCATCTTTTAAATGAGGAAGTTCTATAACATCACCAGGCATAAGTTTACGCCCAATTGATTCTACACTGCTTTGAATATGCACAGTCATAAACAAAGTATCATTGCTTAAGAACAAACCAAATTGGCTTAGGTCAAAATCAATGTCTTGTACATTGTATATTCCGCGAATAGTGTAAATGTCTTTATCGTATTTTCGATCTCGATTTTCCATAAAGACCATATCCTGTATTTGCGTATGATCTTTTTCTGTTGTCCCATCATTTGTTCCAGTATATTTGTGGACAAACAGGTCTGTTCCACCTATAGTGAACATTTCATTAATTTGGCGGTCTAAGAATTCAAAGTCTTTTCCGCGTTCTGGTTTATATAAACTTAATCTTGGCATATACATATTTATCGTAACGATAGCAACTACGATAAATACTATGACGGAGAAAACTTAAATGGCAGTTGAACAAACACAAAAACAAGCAATATTTGACTATGTAAATGCTTTCTTAGGCGGAGGTATGGTTGATGTTGAACTAGACCCTATACATTACGAAACTGCTTTAACTAAGTCGCTTAGTAAATTTAGACAACGTAGTGATAACTCAGTAGAAGAAAGCTATTTGTTTATGGATACTGTACCTGATCAAAACGAGTATACATTACCAAATGAAGTAGTAGAAGTTCGTAAGTCATTTCGTAGAAGTATAGGATCACGTCCAAGTACCTCAGCATCAGGAGGCCCAATTTATTCAACTACGCTAATTTCAACAGACTCTCAGCAAGTATTCAACGTAAATTATAATTTAGCAATAGTACAATCTATTGTAGTAACAATTAATGGAACAGTTACTACAGATTATTCTACTGAT